GTTTTAATACCTGTATCTTTTAACATCTCACCAATAGCTTCGTTATAAGTTCTTTCCTCAACGTACTCTAGTTTCTTTTCGGTAGTAGATTCTTTACTCTTTCTAAGAGTCGATAAATCCTTCTTTGCCGTCTTGCTGTCTCCTGACGTTTTAAGGAGCGTATCGATTTCCTTTTGGGTTTTGCCAATTTCCTTTTGTAAGAGTGCAACCTTGTCATTATTTGAATTTATCCTTGATTGTTTTTGCCTTAATTGATTAAGGTTGTTCATAATTTCTTGACCTTCTTTTTCTAAAGTATTTACTTCTTTTTCTAAAGAGTTTTTATGTTCTTGAACATCCTTTGCCTTTTCCTTAAGTACATCTAATTTTTTTACTTTAATAGTTGCGTCTATATCCTGCTCACATGTAGGACAAATATCGTTATCCTCAAAGAATCTGGCTTCTTCAACTAGATTTTTAATTTTATTATTAAAGTCTTTATTATAAGCTTTCATGTCTGACATTTTATCGCCGAAATACTTATAGTTCTTTTCTTCACCCTGAATCATTGTCTGTAGGTTTTTACCTAGATTTTTAGATTCTTCAAAAACTTCTGCTATTTCTTCTTTATAAACATTAATTGCATCACGCTTTATATCAACTTGTTCTTCGTTTAGACTTTCTAAATCTTTAATATATTTTGATTGTGCTTCAATTTTTGTTTTATATAAATCAATGTTATGATTAATGTCGACCAATTCTTCACGAATCTTTGAGTTTCTCTCTTTTAACAACTGATTCATTTTAGAAAAAATACCGATATCTAATAAATCTTCAATTACAGCTCTTCTTGACCAAGCAGGTAATTGCATAAATGGAATGAATGAACTACTTCCTAGTACAACTACTTGATGAAATGATTTATGGTTGAGTTTTAAAATATTTGTTTCTAAAAACTTCTGATAATCTCTAACATTAGATGCTTGATTAATCATATTACTATTTTGCCAAATCTCAAATTTAGTTGGTTTGATTCCTCTTACGATTTTAAAATCAGAATCGCCAATAGTAAATTCGACTTCGACAACAGTACCTTTACGATTAATTGAATTCATCAATTGTTTCTTATTGATATCTCTGTGTGGTTTACCAAATAATCCAAATGATAATGCATCTAGTAATGTTGATTTACCTGCACCATTTTGACCTACAATAAGTGTAGTCGGTGATTTGTTTAATGATATAGTAATAGGGTCGTTTCCTGTTGAAAGAAAATTCTTCCAGGAAACAGATTTAAAATGTATCATACTACTTCCAAGTTTTGAGCTTCAGTATAAAGCTTTCTCAATTCGACTTTTAAATGGTCTTTATCTAAATCTGTATCTACAGCATCGACATAAGAATCAAGCAGTTCGGTAGTATCTTCTAGTGAAACTTTGTCGTCTTCCACGCTATCACCTAGATACTCTTCAAATGATTCTGCAATCTTTAATTCATATGTTTCAATACTTTGTAATTTGTCGACAAATTTATCGAACATATACAAGTCGTTTTTATTAATAACAATCAGCTTAATAAATTTCCTTTCAAACTGACTCATGTCGATATCATCATAATTTACTTTTGTATCATCATAAATTACTTTTTTGAACATCGTAATTGGATTTCTTACTGGTGTAATTTCTCTTGTTTCTGTATCTAATACATGGAAATATTTTGGGTCATCTACATCAGCCCAAGTAAATTCCATTTGAGAACCAAGATATGTGACATTATCTCTGGACGATTTGGTATGAAAATGTCCGGATAGAACCATTTCAAATCTTTCAAATACATCAGCACTCATTCCGTGTGGGTTTGGTACTCCAGGTAATAAATCAAATCCTTTTAACTCTAAATGTGCACCAAGAATAGATGCTTTACAATTCATAGCCCATTTAGTGTATTCTTGGTAATTACTATTATTAATCCATGGAATTACAGCAACTTTACATCCTGCATAATCCAGGACTTTTGGTTTCATAATAATGTTGACATTTGAAGTAAAATATCCGAGCAACTCTTTGAGTGAGCACAACTCGTTAGTATTTTTAAAATAAACATCGTGATTACCAGGAATGATATCCATAGTAATACCAGCATCCCGCATAGGCTCAAGAAAATGTTTGCGATTTTGATTAAGAGCTTTAAAATTGACGAATTTTCTGTGTTCATAATAATCTCCTAAATGCAAAATATTCTTAATGTTATGCTCTTTTAGATAAGGGAAAAAGACTTCTTCATAGAATCGTTCTTGATATCTTAGAAAAATGTCACTTGAATTTCTTACACCACAATGGGTGTCGTTTAATATAGCTACTTTCATTATTTCATGAATAGCTCAAGCTTTTGCTGAGCCTTTTCTTTTTTAGCAAATTTCTTAACTTTGTCATCGTTTGTTCTAACTCTTGCAATTCTAGATTTTAGAGTATCGACATACGCCATAGTTTCGGCTGCCATTTCGTTATCCATACCAGCAGTTACAAATTCTTCAATTCCCATTCTTTCAATAAATCTAAATTTAATATCTTGTTGCTTCTTCTCTTTAGTGATTCTTCTGATAAAAGCAAAATAGCAAATTTGAGTAAAGTATGAGAATGCGTTTGGTTTACCAGTTCTCGTAGCTGTTTCAAGGTTATAGTTTCCGATTGCTCTTAGGCAATTTTCTACTGCATCCATAACCATTTCTTCACGATAAGTATACCTCACGAAGTTCGGTCTATGGGATAATCCTTCTGCAATTTTAATAAAACATTTAGCAATATAATCAGTAACTTTAGGAATATCTTTTCCTTTACTTTCTGCTAAATTCTTTTCAGTAACATAATCCATTACTGCTTGAGAGAACTCTCTGTTATTTACATAGTGTGGTTTTTCTTTTGGTTTTAAAGCCATAGTTGGGTTTCCTCCATAATGTGTATATTATACCATAAGATGAGCTGTTTGTACAGGCATTTTTATTGCATTTATTTGCAGAAAACACTGTACAAAACGTTGTTTATAGTATATAATAGTATTGTATACTGGGGCGGGGTAGATATAGCAATAGTCAATGAAGTATCTTTTTAGCCGGTGTAACGGGTTCATCTTCTTCATAATAATAGTCCTCATCTTCAGCCACCTGAGTAGCATATTCTTTCAATACGTCTTGATACTGTTGTAGCATTTCACTCTCACCAGCCAACAGTTCACCGGTGGGAGCTCTCATCTGAAGCACATAACCCAAATACTTTTGCTTTAAAGAATCATCGACCTTAACGCTACATAAGACTCTATTCTTTAAAAATTTAAATAATGTACTTGATGAAAATGGAAAGTATGGACTTAGATTATAGGTACCAATCATATTTGCCTTAACAGCACATGGTCTCTCTACTAACATATTGTCATCATTATTTCGACTAACAAGTGCGATAATTTCATCTCCGTTAATGAACTTAATGTGTCTGATATCCATTTTATCTTCCATATATCTATTTATATCTTTACTTCGTGTATCTCGTAATTAAATTTTTCTTTACTGTATATCTTAATTCTTTCGGCTGCATGGTTTAATGTATAATTCTTCTTTGATTTCCAATGCATATCATCAGCCAAATCATAAACTACAGTATTTCTTCCATCATTACTTTTTCTCAATCCTCGTCCTATCGATTGTAGGACTCTAATTTGGCTTTTAGTAGGGCTGGCAAAGATAATATTATGAAGATTACGAATATTAATACCAGTAGAAAAGGTACCCATGGAAGCAACAATAATGGCATTGGTCTGCGTCTCAGTAATCTCACGGATTGATTCTCTGGTATCGACATCTGTTTCTCCTGATACATAAAAAAGTTTCCTATCTTTATTTATCTTTTCTGATAGCATATCATGCAATGGTTTACCATGTTTATCTACAAACTGAAATAATATTAGTGTATTACCATTTTGGTCTAATGCTAGGTTAGAAATAAATTTATTCCTAGGTATGTATTTGACAATATAATCTACTTCTTCTTGGTATTTTCTTTTAGCCATTTCTTTACATATAGCATCTTCGTATTTCATTAATAATATTTTAATATCTAATTTGGCTAAATCTTTATTGTCCATTAATTTTTTCGTCGTCGTGACTTGATGAACTGGTCCAAATAATCCTTCTAATACTAACTGATGAGTTTGTGTTCCATCGAGTGTACCAGTAGTTCCAATCCTATATTTTGCTTCAGTACATTTTTCTAATATTGCCGTAAGTGATTTAGCTTTAAAATTATGTGCTTCATCGCCTATAACCATACCAAATTTTTGGAACCATTGAGGCCCTAATTTATAGATTGATTGCCATGTGGTAATAGTAACTCTATTTTTATAGTTATATTTGTCTCTACCTGCATATATTCTATGACAATTTTTATCACAATCCCAGGTGTCCTTACTTGAGTAGTCAGCAAAATCAGAATACATCTGTTCTACCAATGATGTAGTAGGGACAATTATTAACACATTATCCTCGTACATTTCAAGGTAATATCTCAATGCCATATAAATGATTAATGACTTCCCAGAAGCAGTTGGTGATAGTAAAAGGCTTTTAGTTTCTTTTAACAAGAGCGAGAAGGCATCTACTTGGTAATCCCTAGGGGTTATATCCTCTCCGTTCACGCTAGCCGTCAAATGGGCCAAAAAGGTGTCTATGTCGTGGTTTAGTACCTCGTCAGGAGTGCCATAGAAGGCATCTTCTTTACAGACAATATCGTATTGCCTTTCATTTGCGAATTGTGTAAGATACTTATATAGTCCAGTATATAAAGTTTTCTTTCTCATGTCATATAATCGTATTTTTCCATCCCACATACGATTTTTATATGCTGGCATAAACTTATAACCAGGTACATAGAAACAAAAGTGTTCTGATAACTCTTGTTCTACGCTTGGTTCTGTTTTAATTTCTAAAAAAGCTTCGTTTCGCTTTTTAACTTCAATTATGTCCATTACAATTCAAAATCTCTTAATCGGTTCCTAGTTGTATTTATATCTCTACAAAGATAATGGTTTATATACCAACACACGAAGTTAATTGCATAACCAGAATCATACCAATGAGTATCTTTTACTAAATATGGTAATTGTGTTAGTGATTGTAATTTTTTGGTAACCCAATGATACTCTGGATAACCGTAACTAATAATAGGAACATCATGCATCATACACTCAATTCCTGCTGTGCTATTCTCAATAATAGCTACTTTAGTGTGAGGTAATATATCGTGAATGCTAATGAATCCATCTATAATTTCTACATTATAGCTTTTTATTCTTTTTATAAATTCTTTTGTTGGTTTATATCTAGGATGTAATTTTAAAACTACATTTCTTTCATCTTTTAAAGTTCGACATATAGATTCTAACTTTTTAGTATGGTCGCCAAAACTAAAATTGGTTACTGTTTCGTCATCTGGCATTTGACCGATTACTAATATATGGTCGCTTTTAGTTCTTTTACCTTTTCTCCATTTTAGTAATATAGAATCATCCCATTTATTAGCTTTATCTTTTTTTAACTTATCTACTATAGACCAAGCATCAGTAAAATCAACTGCTCCAACTTCAACAGGTTCTTCAAAGGCAAGTTCTGAAGCACCAGCATATCCTATAGTATCTAGTGCAAAATAATCTGCAGATGGTGCAGTAGGTTTCAAAATAATATTAATTTTATCTTGAGTAGATATTTCGTTTAAAAGGCAATGGTTATAGATATGAACATCAGCAGATAAATCAGAAGTTTCGGTATGACCTAATTCTTCCATAGCACTTCTTATAATTGCTTCGAATTTTGAAAAATTATCGTACCGATATTGGTGTATCTTATATTCCACTAGTAAACTTATTCCATTCTATAATGTTTTTAATATTCTGATGTCGCCATTTAATGTTTTCTAGGATTTCTTTTAGTGTATCAACTATTTCTTGAGCGTATTGTATTTTGGCCTGATGGTCTTGTATCATAGGGTCAGAGTCGTAAAACTTATCCATATCACCTTTAAGAACTGTGAGTCCATTCATAGGGTC